TTCGGTGGCGTCGCGGATGCGGACGCCGAGGGTGCCGGTGAGGCCGGTTGGGTAGCCGGTTGCGATGGCGGTGAACGAGGCTCCGGGCGCTGCGTAGATCACGGTGCCACCGCCTTTCGGTTAGGAGTGGTGGTCATGCCAGGAAGGTCACAAATCTCGATTCGCAGCCCGCTCTAGGCGACCTTCATGAAGATGCGAGGCTGCGAGCCAGTGGTACCCGCCACCGTGAACGCCGGTAGGCCAGCGGTAACCCCAGCCATGAAGAAGCACATTGGGCTTGCGTTCGCTGCTGGCATGGATGTATGAGCATCCACCGGAATCAGGGATGCCGAAGCGTTGATTCTGATTGTCGGCTGCGTGACCGTAACGCCTTGCACTACGCCGGCCGCGTAATAGATGCCCGGTGTCAATGCTTGGCTGATCGTGATCTCCTGCACGGTCGCGGAGAAGCCCGAAATGGTGCCCGCGTCGATGACGAGCGCGCCAGGACGGCCCGTCCCGTCGTCTGCGTAGATCCCAAGCCGGAGCACGGATGCCGCGTCACCGGCGAGGGTGCATTCGCCACCGATCCTGGATATCGTCACAGCGTTCGGCACCCAGAACGGGATAGCTCGCAGGGTTCCGTTCGCGAGGACGACAGAGGTGCCTGTGATGCCGTTCGGCGTGAAGTAGTAGCGGCCCGTTTGCCACGGCTTCGTCAGCATGGCCGCCGCGATTCCCCACTTAAACCCTACCGCCTGGGTGGAGTCCGCGACGAGCGGGAGCCCGTCCGTTCCTACCGCCAGCCTCGCCGCAGCATCAGGTCCCGTACCGCCGAGCAGATCACCCTTGGCTGTGAAGAAACGCTGCATTAGGCTCCTATGTGGAACGTTGCGAGTTGTCCGTTCACACGCAGACGGGCCATCCCGTAGAGGTAGGTCTGGGTTACGTCCGTGGTCTGCACCTGAATGGTGATAACCCCTGCGGTCAGGACGTATTGCACGGCCACGTTGGCAGCCCCAGCCCCGAACGACACGTCAGTATCGACAGTCTGTAAGGTGACCACTCTTGAGGCATCGTTGGAGTAGGCCCGCTTCTGCCGTATGCAAACGGCCTGCTTAGTGGGACCGTTGTACCCGTCGATGTCGAGTTCGATCAGACCGCCAACGGCCCAGAAGGACGAGGACTGGACCGTGAGCTTGAAAAGCGACACCCAGGCACCGTTGGCCGTGCAGTACGCATTCCGCAGGTAGTCGTAGACGACTCCCGACGACATCGCGTATTGGTCGTTGTCCGGCCTGCGAAGATCAGAGATGATGTCGGCGGTGGCGAACTCGTATCCGAGCGCCTGCGGATCAACCAGCACGCCTCGGGTGCCCTCGCCTGCTGATCCCCCAGCGCCGTCGGGCGAGGCGGCGAGCGTGATGAGCGGAGCGGTGACGCCCCCTCCCCAGTTGTTTCTGCCGATATGGGCACCCGCGCAGTTGTAAATCTGGATCGCCCCGCCGCTTCCGGTGATGTTGGTGATTGTGTTTCCCGAGAACTCCAGGTTCCGGATTTTGTCGCGTGCAGCAGAGGTCGCAGCGCCGTAGAGGAGTACATACTCACTGACTCCGAACTCGCATCCGATAACGGTGACGTTGGTGAACTGGCCCGTGTTGCCCGCCCCCTTCTGGCCGATCCGGATGCACGCGCCTTCGGTGCAGGCTGCGATCGTCGTCCCGGTGACGCTCAACGATCCGGTCGTAATGCCGTCAGCGACCGCGACATCAATGCCGTGAAGCATGTGTCCGGCGGAGGCGTTTCCGGGCATGGTGTGGCCGACGAGGTAGCAGCCTGTGACCTTTGAGCCGCCGCCGGACTCGTAACGAATCCCTGCGGCGGCAACATAGGTGCGGTTCCAGCCGGAGAAGGTCGTGTTGGAGAAAAGTGTGACGCAGTTGTCGTTATAGCCGGAGCTGGGCGCGTGAATGTAGACGTAGTAGTTGACGGCGTCGTAGAGCCAACAGTTCGACACGTTGGCGAACGCGCCGCCTACGTCGAGGAGGTTCCAGAAACCGAGGATCGTTACGTGATCGAGGCTGCTGTTCGAGTCGAGCGTGTCGTGGATGCCTGCGCCCGCTGTCGGCGTACTGACTGCCGTATTGACGAGCGCGAAGTCTTTGAAGGAGCAGCCCGCAACGGACACCGTGATCCCGTCGGCCGTGGCGCTCGTGCAGTAGATCGTCGTCATCGCGACAGCCGGGGTCGTCCCCGCGTCACCGAAGAGTCCGCCGCCCCAGCCGCGCAGAGTCACCTGCTTCGTGAACACAAGAGCAGCGTTCAGATAGAACAGGCTCGGTGAGAGCTGAATCGAGCCGCCGTGCGCGGGGAGCGCATCATGAGCAGCCTGGATCGCTGCGAGATCAGTAGCGCCGGTCGTGTCTCCTGATGCTGAGACGCCGACGGAGGGCAGAGAACCGCCGTTCGCCTTCACAGCCCACGCCGCCCCAACCTTCTGATACCACGACTGCGCAGCCGAATCCAAATACCAGTCACCGGACGCACCCACCGCGTTCGAG